GCGCTGGTTGGGTCTAGCGTCAGGCACCGAAGGTCTAAGGCCATGCGTTTTGCCAGTGGCTCCAAAACAGCCAATTGATCGAGCGCATAAGACAGCTTGTCTTGCAAGGCAAGCATGGCGTTGGTGACCATACTTGGCACACCCTTGGCGTGGGCCAACTCTTGAACGGTGTAGGTCGGCACGGCACTGTCCTTGCTGCGCTCTCCACGGTAGACGGTTCCGTCACCGTACATGTTGTGATCTCCGCTCATCGCTTGCTCCTCCAAAAAGCCCACACGTACACGGCAGTATGGGCAAAGCCGATCAGGTACATCCACCAAGTCATGCCGTCCCCCTCGGTTGCGCGGTGATCAGCATCAGGCGGTCCAGCTCCTGCACGACGAGCGCCTTGAACATCTCGGAGTCCAATTTGCTTTGCTGCCCGCACATGGCGAGCGTGATCAGCAAGGCGTTGAGCACCACGGGGGCGTCGTAGCTTTGGACGAGGGGCTTCAGCTGTTGGTACATTTCCTGCACAGCGGCGTTGTGCGTTTTCATTTCATTTGCTCCTGCAACGCCGCTGGGACGGGCGGCAACTTGGTTACGTTTTTGTTGCGCATCTGGGCCTTTGCGTAGGCCAGTGCGCGCTCCATGTCTTTCACGGTGATGACGGCCATCTGTGCGTCGTGCAGCTCCATGAGTGTGTTCAGCGCGGCGATCTCGGGGCCAGTCGGCGTGAAGCGCAACTTCTCCACGGCTCGGAACACGATGCGCAGAATTGCCTCGCGCCCGTCGACCGCCACGGCCTTGTGCTCGTCGCCGAAGCCCAGCGCGCACAGCGCCTCGACAATGTTGCTCATCGCGATCAGCATGTCCATGTCGCCCTTGGACGCGCCGCCGCGCAGCAATGAGCTCATGGCCAGCGAGTTCCGGATCTTCAGGTCGATCAGGTACGACTCGTGCTGCGCAATCGGCACCAGCGACTCGCGCACGTACCCCATCGGGTCTGCGAGCACCGGGCGGGGGCGGTAGGCCTTACGGGGCTTTTTGTTCGAGGGCATTGTTCACCTCCGCCAAGATGTCGAGGATGCGGTCGCGCTGGTCTTCGGTGATGGCCGTGATCACGATCGCCTCGACCAGTCGGCCGTTGGGCGCGTATTGGGACAGTTTCAGCTCCATGGCGATCATCGCTTGTTGCTCCGGGAAGTGTTGATTGCGCACAGCAAGGCGGCAAACGCCGTCACCTGAGCCCAGTCCTGCGTGATGAGTCCCCAGCACAGGTAACCCCACAGCACGAAGAAGCTCACGCGGCCCAGCGCGGCGGCGATTTTCATTGACGTGCTCATTGTGCGGCCCTTTCCAGTTCGTCGATGGCTTGTTCGTTGATCCAATCGGTCAGCTCCGCCCACCCCCGGTCGGCGCAGTGGCCGTGGTGGCAGCGGAAAGCGCCGTAGTATTCGTTCTCGGCGGCTGGCTCACGCACAGCGGCCCCGGTGTCGGCACTGCCCGAGTGTTCGTCGACCCAAGGGCACGACATCTCCGTCCACCCGCTAGGGTCGGGCTCGTGGCGCTTCAGCATGTTGCGCTGATCGAGGAACTTGTACGCCTGAGCGAACATGCGGTTGCGCTCGACGGCCTCCTCGGTGGGCAAGCGCTCGCGAGCAATGCGGCGTCCGTTGATCTGGAGCCCGAAGCCGCCCAACAACTCCTCGACCGAGTAGCGCCGCTCGGTGAGCTCACGCAGCTCGACCGTCCACCCGCCGTAGGCCTTCTTGGCGTTCTGGAAGCCGGGGAGCCGCCCCACCCGCGTCACGCCGCTCATGCCGGGGTCTGCGCCGAGGAGCTTGCCGGAGATGAAGGCGCGGATCACGCCGTCGAACCGGGCCGCGTCCCGCTCGGGAGTGTCCAGCAGGTACCACCACTGCTCGTTGCCGGGCGAGGTTTCGATGCGGATCGAAGGCGGCACGCCCACGACTGCGGTGCGCGGCACCTTTGTGCCCACGTCGTCGACCATGAGTGCGCGCCCAGCGGCGAAGGTTTCCGTGCGGCGGCGGAACGAACCGTCCCCGGCCCGACCGAAGGAGGCCACGGTGACATAGCCATTCCACTGCCGGGGCATGTCGACCTCGTGCCCGAGCCGCCAAGGGCGCGGCTTCCAAGCGCTCGGCCCTGCGGCGTAAGGATCCCCGCCGAAGCCGCACAAGATCATGCGCTCCTCCTCCGGCAACCCGCGCCCCAAGGCGTCCATGAATTCTGTTGCGCTGTCCATGTCCGAATTTCCTTTCTAAGTTGAATAAGTTCGCAATTCTCGGGCAACTTGGGGTGTGCAGGGGCATTGGCAAAGGTGCGCTTCAGCCTTTTGCAAAGCACAAAGACCCTCGAAAGTTGAAGGTCATTAAAAATAGTGCTTTGCGTTCACAATAAACTCTGTCACAATTGAGGCTCCAGGTCGGAAGGCTTGGCCCTCAACTCAGAAAGGAACTTAATCATGAACGACGACAACAACCCCAAAATTTCCGAAGTGCTGGGCTGGATCGCGGCTTGGGCCGTGGTAGGCGCTTTGCTGTTCGTGGCGATGCACTATTCGCCCATTTTGCGCGGCTGAAAGCCACGATAGTTCTCCCTCCCTCAACTTAAACTGAAAGCTCATCATCATGACAACACTCCCACTTTCCGTCCTGGCCCAACACGCCGCCCCAACAATGTCCTCGCGCTACGTGCACGTCAACTCGCACGAGGTGGTGCGGCTGATGGAGGCCGAGGGCTTTCACGTTGCCTCCGCCAAGACCTCCGCACCCCGGTCGCGTGACCCGATGTTTGCGCGCCATTCGATCGAGTTCCGCCACAACGAAGCTCGCGAAATTGCCGGGGCCACGCCCCGCGTCATTTTTGTCAACTCGCACGACGGCACCACTGCGGCCACGGCGATGGCGGGGATGTACCGATTTGTGTGCTCGAACGGCCTCGTGGTGGGGCAGACGATGGAGACCGTGAAGCAGCGCCACTCGGGCGACGCCGCCTACGAGTTGATCACGCGGATGCGCTCGTTGGCCAAGAACACCGAGGGGCTGTTCGGCAAGATCGAGCAATGGTCACGCAAAGACTTGAGCAAGGCGCAGCGCCACGAGTTCGCACGATTCGCGGCGCAGTTGCGTTGGAACGACTCCGGACTGTTCGAGCCCGAGGAGCTGCTCCGCGTGCGCCGCGAGGAGGACGACCGGGGCGACTTGTGGACGACGTTCAATCGGTTGCAGGAGAACACGGTGCGCGGCGGGTTGGTTGGCCTTTCCCGCTCGGGCCGACAGGCGACGAGCCGCCCCCTGACGGACATTCAGCGTGACCTCGCGTACAACGCGCAGCTGTGGCAACTGGCCGACGAGCTGGCCGAGGCGTGGTGAGACGTTGCGTAAAAGCAACGCCGGAATAATTTATTTTCACAAGGCCGCAAAAATAATTGTTGCCTTGTGCTTCGAAACTGAAGCATAATTCGACCACAGCACAACGCTGTTCAACTCAGAAAGGAACTTTCCCATGAACGCTCGCATCGACACATTGATCACCCTCGCCAAGACCGCCGAGCTGGTGGCCTTCTACAACGCCAACGCCGTGAAGACCGTCAGCAAGTTTGCCGACCGCGCCACGGCTGAGAAGCGCGTCGCACAGATGATCACCGACATGGTCTCCTCGGCCCAGTTCTGCCCCTTTTGCGACACGCTCGACAACTACGGCCACGACATCACGTACGCTGGCGCCGAGGGCACAAAGGCCGGAGAGAACTACTTCCACCACCACTGCGGCAAGACCTTCCGTCCCGACGGCACAATGCCCAAGGCTCCCGCCCCGGCCAGCGCTGACCGCTCCGCCGCAATCGCTGCCACATGGGCCGACCCGGAAGTTGCTGCGGCCCGTGCCCAGCGCTCGAAGGTCGTCGTCGAGGGTCGTGGCGAGTTCCGCTCCGTGAAGGCCGCATTCATTGCGTTGGGCCTCCCCGTCAGCAAGCACATCCCTTTCCGCATGAAGCTGAAGTCCAGCGGCGCGGCGCTCTTCAACAACTTCACCTTTGCGGTGGTGAACAAATGATCGGCGGCAACCTCTTCGCGGGGTTGCTGGGCGCGTACCGCACGCCCAGTGCCGCCACCCTCGCCCAACGTGAGCTGGAGGAGTCGCGCCGCCAGCTGCTCACGGCCCACAGCGCCAGCGAGTACTACGCCGCCATGGTGCAGGTGCACCGCACGCGGATCGCACGCCTCACCGCTACAATCACCGAACTGAACAGGACCACGACCAATGAGCAACACTCTTGATCTGCAAGAAGAGGACAACCCCTTCAAGCCCGGCACGCTGGCGCACGGCCTTTGGGTCGCCACCCGCGCCATGCGCCCCGCCACCCCGAGGCCGAAGCGTTCTCCCTCCGCCACGCCGCGCAAAAAGATCGTCGCCGTGCGTTGCATCGAGGGCGGCGAGTCCAACCCACAAAAGGCCAGCAAGCGCCGCGCCATTCTGGATTGGATCGGGGCGCAACCGGACTCCACCGCGACAATCGCCGCGCTGGAAGCTGAATTCAACGAGCCCGTGCGTGGGCACGTGCAAAAGCTGATCGAAAAGAAACACCTGGAGGTCGTGCAATGAACACAATCATTGGCGCAGGGCTCGCGGGCCTGATAGCGGCCCACGCGTGGCCACGAGCGACGATCGTTGAGGCTTCCCCCCAACCCACCGTAAATCATCGCGCCTTGCTGCGATTCCGCACCGATGCCGTGGCTCGGCTCACGGGCATCGAGTTCCGGCAGGTGCGCGTGCACAAGGGCATTGTGATCGACGGCGAGTTTGTGGGCCCATCGATCCGCGCCGCCAATCTCTACGCCCGCAAGGTGCTCGGCCACGCCAAGGGTGACCGCAGCATCTGGAATCTCGACCCCGTGGACCGCTTCATCGCCCCAGACACATTGTACGAGCAGCTGGTCGTGGCGGCGTCGGACCGAATCGTTTGGGGCACAAAGGCCACTTTCCAACTGACCGACACAAAGCACAAGATCGTCTCGACCGCGCCGCTCCCCGTCACGCTCCGGGCCGTGGGCATCGAGCCGGCGGTCGAGTTCCGTCGCGCTGGGATCCGCGTGCTGCGCTGGCGGGTGCCGGGGGTGGAGCTGTTCCAAACCATCTACTTCCCCGGCGACGAGACCCCGGTGTACCGCGCCAGCTTCACGGGCAACACGCTGATTGCGGAGTTGGTGGGCGGCACGATTGCCGACCCCTTGGCCACGCTGATTGACCTCGGCGCGGCTTTCGGGGTGGACGTGATGGGTGCGGAGCCGCTGGGCGAGGTGAAACAAACCTACGGCAAGATCGAGCCAATCTCGGACGCGGCGCGCAAGGACTTCCTGTTCCGCCTCACGCACGAGCACGGCATCTACTCGCTCGGACGATTTGCCACTTGGCGCAACATATTGCTGGACGATGTTGTCGACGACATCTCCGTGATCAAGCGCCTTTCCCACGCCGACTCCCGCTACGCGCTGAAAATCGCGACGCAGTGAGCGCAAGCCACGCGGCGGCTCCGGTCGCCGCGATAATTCTCAACTCAGAAAGGAAATTTTTATGAAAGTCACTCTCGTCTCACACACTCCGGATGCGGAGTCGTTGTTGATCTTCACCAAGTCCACGCGGCTCACGATGAGCCCCGGCCTGTTCGACCAGATAAAGGCCATGCCCATGGAGGACAAGCTGAAGGAGCTGGACTACATGGCCAACACAATCCCCAGCAGCTGGGAGTTTGTGGACTACGTGTTCCTCGTAGAAGGCGTGAGCCGCGCCTACACGCACCAACAAGTGCGCACCCGGCAAGCGTCGTATGCTCAGCAAACAATGCGCGTCCTCGACATGGGCGAGTTCGAGTACGTGTTCACCGAGCGCAACGAGAAAGACCCAGCGGCGGCGGCGATCATTAAGCAGCACAACCGCAAGACGCAGGAGGCGTACCGCAACTTGCTCGCGCTGGGACAACCCGCCGAGGATGCGCGGGGCTTGCTGCCGACGAACATCGCGACGAACATCGTGTGTAAGTTCAACCTGCGCACCTTTGTCGACTTGGCCAAGAGCCGCACCGGGGGCCGCACGCAAGGCGAGTACCAGCAGGTGTTGAACGCCATGGTCGACGAGGTGCTGCGCGTGCACCCTTGGGCCGAGAAGTTTTTGTTCCAGCAAGGGCGAGACCACTTTGCCGAGATCGAAGCCTTCGCCAAGCGTGAGTTCCCCAACGACCTGCTCAAGAAGGGCGAGCTGTTGAAGATCGTCGACAAGATGCGCAAGGACGGCAAAGCATGAGCACCTACGTGATCCTCGACCTCGACAACACCATTGCGGACGACGCTTGGCGCATCCCGTCGATAAACTGGCAGTGGTCCAACCCCGCGCACCGCTACCACGACTACCACTCACTCGCGGCCTTCGACGAGCTGGGCAACCAAGATCTCATCTGGGGTCACGGCCACAAGATCTTGATCTTCACGGCGCGGCCCGTTCACTACGCGGCGCTCACGCACCAGTGGTTGCAGCGCAAGGGCGTGGCCGCCGAGCACGTGATCATGCGCAATGACGGTGACCGCCGCTCGTCGGTGCAGCTGAAGTCGACGATGCTGGATTGGTTGCATCACTACGACGTGGACTTGCGCGACGTGGTGGGCGCGTACGACGACCGCCCGGACGTCGTGGAGATGTACAAGGCCCGAGGCATCGCCGCAGAGGTGCGCTCGATCCACAACATTTGCGCTTACACAGCGCCGCAGGAGGCTGCATGAAAAAAGACGCCGCAATGATCTTGGACCAGATGGCGGACACCTTCCGCCAGCGCAACGCGGTCTACGGCGACAACTACCGCATGGTCGCCAAGCTCGTGAAGGTGCTCTTCCCCAACGGCGTGCCCAGCGAGTTGGTGGTCACTGACCAGTGGCACTTGTTCGAGCTGAAGCTGGTGAAGCTGAGTCGCTTCGCGATCAGCGGCCTGACGCACATCGACTCCATCCACGACGATGCGGTGTACGCCGCAATGATCGAATCTATTTTACACGAAAAGGAAACAGGAAAATGAGCAACATTATTGTGACCGGGGGCGACGCCGGACTCGGCGCGGCGATTGTGAATGCGTTGCGCTTCGGGAAGCACACCGTGATGAGCTACGACGCCAAGCAAGGCTTCGACGTGCTGCGGCCCGACACCACGCTGGCCGACAACTTCGGGGTGGATGTGCCGATCAACTGCGCCGGGGTCAACAAGATCAACTGGCTTCAGAACGTCACCGAAGAGGACTGGGACCACGTGATGGACGTGAACGTGAAGGGCATCTTCAAGATG